TGACTGTAAGTTCCACTTATTGATTTGCTGATCGTCTACACCACACCAAGATAAAAAGTTACGTGTCTTTTTACTGATGCTTTTACCTAATGTAAATCCACATTTAAAGCCGCAGTTAAAACAATGATAAGACCAATTATCACCGTCGGTTCTTACACCTCCCCGTTGACGTTTGTCTGCATTGTGTCCATTATGATGACAACACGGTGCGTTGAATGAATACCATCCACTTTGTGTTAGTTTCTTTTTACCCGGTGCAACCGTAAGTATATCAATCATACTTCGCATTATACATAAAAATTAAAGAAAATACAACAGAAACGGTAAACTTATCTTGCCAAAACGTTACCAATATTGCCCACATTAGATTCAAACTTTAGTTTGACAAACGGGTGATATCCTTCAAGGGTGTATCCAATTGTGCTAGTTTCAACAGACCCTGTGTTAGCATTACCATACTGATATGATACAATATCATAGTATTCGGAGTCAACTAAAGTGGATCCCTGAATAGTCATGTTGCCTACGTAGTTTGAATAATGAGTTTGAATTGTTAAAACTGGATTATTTTCTGTATTAATCACACTACTAAAAAACGTGACTGCTTCAGAGTTTGCATTTGCATTTGCATTAGGAAAGACTTGATCTGTAGGAATTGTAACTGCTTGGCTTGGTACGAATGAAGGTAGAATAGAGTTTACAATATTAAGATCGCCACGTGCTCCTGCTTTTGCATCTACGAATACTGGCAAATTTTGATTGCCGCTTGGGTATTCTAAAGAGTACGAGCAAAACTGTGCAGGAATGTTTTCTATTTCTGCGGCAGTTGTATTGAGTTCAAAGATGCCGGTTGCTAGATAGATAGGATCAAGTGCTTTTCTAAACAACACTGCGGTTCCATCTGAGTTTAAAATTCTAAACGATATCTGTCCAGTAAGACCGGTAAAGTCAACAGGCTTTTGTTCTTGGTTTAAGAATTGAAACTGTAGTTTGTTATCAACACCTTTGTTAAGTGTTAGTGGCTTTGAATAAACTGGCATATATTTCCTCGGACTTGTTCCATCAAGGACAACAACGATTTGTCTAATTGTATACGTGTAAACTGATGTAGTGTAAGACACAAATCTTTAACTCCTAATAAGAGTATTTATCAGTCAGGTATATAATAATATTTTACCATTTTTTTTCCGATGTTAAATACAGATAATGCCTAAGCAACAAGACAACTCGCCCATCGATTTCTTTAAAAAGTTAACCGAAACTCACCCCTTTATTTCGGTAGTCCAGTATGCCAGTCAGGACTTTGTAGGCATTGTCCAAAACCGTGATGATGTAGTCACTAGCATCTATGATTATGGTGCTATTATAGAAGAAAATTTAAAAATGAAGTTTTTAGAATTAGGCGATGTTTGGTGGTGGGAGTCTAATCGACAAATACCAATTAACCTTTTTTTAAAGGAAGAATGGACCGAATTCAAACCTTATCTAAGAACGTTCAATAACAAAAGTTTGACAATAGTACATGGTCCTATTGTCAGCATGTCTGATTTTCAGAAGAAAAGAGTAAAACGTAAATCTATTACTTTGGTGAAGCGATCTTTCTAAGCAGTTTGTTTCGTTGACGTTGCTTTTTTGCTCTACGTTGTTTTGCCAATCGCAAACTTAAATCACTACTAACTCGTTGTTCAAAAGTAATTCCCAGCAAATGATCAAATTCGTGCAAGAACACTCTTGCTTTAATACCAGTAAGGTGCTGATCTTTGATCCACTCTCCGTTTAGTGTTTGATATGATACGACTACTTCAGGGTGACGTTTGATATGCAACCATAGATCAGGGAAACTTAAACAACCTTCTAAGTAAATTTCTTTTTCGCCTTGCAACTTTTCAACTACAGGATTGATACACACAACTAAGTCGGCATCTGTACCCATAATCAAAATACTTTTTTGTACTCCAACTTGGTTTGCTGATAACCCTATACCCGTATGATTAGGGTTTAACATAACCTTGCCCATAGCAGTTACCAACTCAGTTGGATCACCGTCAAGTTTAAAATCCCAAGGCTCAGTGGGTTCTTGTAAAATAGGATCGTTTTCTGGTATAAGTTTAAGTTCTAATTTTTCTTCTGTCATGCTTGGCTCTGTTGATATGCCCAGACTAATTCATCACCTGATAATTTTTGTCCGAGTATTGTAATTTTTTCTTGCGTTTCTAATATAGTTCTTTCGATACGTTGATCATTGTAAACTACATCCATTACTTTACCTTCGGGTTCTCTGTTATCGTACCAGACTCTGGATACATTTGTATCGAATGAGGTTATCATTCTAACACCCATTGCCCATGCTTCTGCTTCTAGTAATAATTTTTGTCGTTCTATTCTTTCTTTATATTGTGTCATACTTCAATGGGTCTTGCTCCTCTAACAAATTCATATGCACAACAACTAACTGTGCATATGCAATTGCATGTGATTTTTTAAACGTGTATCCTGTGCTATTTTTATCCCACACAGTTTTACTTATTTCTTTAAATGTCTTGCCTATTAAATGTTTTTTACCAGGTCGTATGACACTTAAGAACATTGCTAAACGTGGAATAGAATTGACTGGTTCCGGAAAGTGACATAATGTGTCATACTGATTATTGATATGAATTAACTTTTCTACAAAATCTTTGTCTTTCAATCTGTCCCAGTTAGGTTCTTCCATTAATTGAATCAGATGTATTTCGTCTCTGACTTGATTATAAATGTTTACATTAAGAACGTCTAACTTAAAGTAACCACGTTCTTCTGCATGTTTGTAATCCAACGAACACATTTTGTTTGCAGGATCATATGGAACTTCTGTTATATAGATACCAGTAGGATGTTTTTTGATTGGATCAACCTCACGCATTGCCGCAGGGATATGATAGATGTGCTTGAGAATTTCTTCTCTGTTGCCACAATCGATATCAATATCAGAATTTATTCTCATTGTAACCCTGCCGCCATTAATTTTTTGTATGCTCTTTGCACAACTATCGCTTGGTGTTCAGCGTCTTCTACAGCCTTGTGAGACGTCCTGTGAGCGCCGTCTTTTAACGATACGTTGCACATGTCATAAATTGTACGTGTGTCTCTAATAGTGTAAAAAGGCCACGGAATACGCATGTCTAATTGCCTAAAGGCGTTTTCAGCCACAACAATATCAAAACCAGCACCATTACTCCAAACTGCTCTGCGGTTCCAACAGAATTTATAGAGTTTATCCATAGTATCTTTAAACGATATTCTATCTCTGTCACCCATTGCTTCATCGATTGCTCCTTCACTTTGTTCTCCCCACCAGCGTAATGTATCTGGATTAATTGTTCTGTTGTGTTGCTCTGTTTGATCTTCAATAGTAGGTCGCAGTTCCAAACGTTCTACTACCCCATCACCTTTGGGGTCAAATCTAACTGCACCGATTGTTAAGATAACTGAATCTGGATCCGTACCCAACGTTTCCATATCAATCATTACGTCATTTGCCATAATTTTCTGTATCTAATAGTTTTAAGTTTTCTATTATATCGGATTTGACATAATTAATCAATAGTATTTCGTAATTATGGGTAACCTTTAAGGGGGCAAATGAGTGTAGTATCCTTGGATTGAATAAAACAGCAGATCCAAATGGAACATGAATTTGAATGTGATCATCAATAAAATGACTGTCTACTAATCCATCTGCTAAATCTGATAATGGCCAATCTTTCTCATGGCTACTAGGTACAAGACAAAATTCTGCACCGTTTTGATTAAGCGGCACAACAATACTTACACCCATAACATCTTGTTTATAATCTGATGCAAGTAAATTATTATATTCTGGTAATGTGTGGGGGAAAGCAATCTCTGTTTTCCATTCTGTGTTTTCATTTACTGTTATCATTTTTCTATTATAGAAAACCGGATTACGTAAATGTTGTTTAACTTCTGCTTCGATTTCTGTATTGGTATATCCCATTTGATCAATGATTTCATATCCAATACTGTGACTTGTTAAATTCATTTTTGTTTTTAGTTGTTGCAATTCTTCATATACATCAGGTATAAAATCTTTCATAGCACGTTTTCTAAACTTGTCTGAGTTATCAATAAAGTGCAAACAATGATCTATAAGTTGAGGATAGACTTCTTGTTCTTCTTGTAGCCAAGTTTTAAGTAATCCAAACTGATCTTTCCACTTATCGTCTACTCCGTGAAAATAATCAATGTCTGTCATTTCACTTAATATTTTTTCTTCTAGTTTTTGTAATTTTACTAGAGCCTTGTGTCTTATTTTCTTTGATAAGATATTAGTTTTAAAGTGTGCAGGAGACCATACTCTATTAAGAAATACGCCATAGATAGTATATCGATTATCATGTTCTTTGTATTTTTTAGTAAGTTCCCACCACCATTCTAATAAATCGTGTGAATGTAAAATGCTTAATAAACTTGCCGTGTGGCTTAGTGATACGGTGTACCTATCGGGATACAGTATAGTATACTCAAACATTTGCGTAACGTTTTCTTCTATCTTTTTCCACTTAAACGGATATCTGATATATTCATTTACTATGCCATATCCGTCAATAGAAACCGAAAGATGTACCTCTTTAAACTCTTGCCAAACGTCTATCAGGTCTTGTGTTAAACCAGTTAAGTTAGTTACATAACTAATGCCTATATTTTTAGCCCGATCTAATTTAATTAATTCTTTTAAGAAACGAACGCCTTCTTCATGTATCGTTGGTTCCCCTCCCACAAACGCAATGCGTTCAACGTTGGGATATGATTGTATTAGTTCATTAACTTTGTCGTCTTCAATATAAATTTTAAGACCTTTTAAATTGTAGATATTATTTTGTAATCCACGCTTTGTATTTTTTGGTAAGTCTTTAGTTGATTGTTGATAAATGTAGTTCCATTCATCTTCCCATAATGTAGAAGCCGACGGTCCACATGTCATGCACTTTGAATTGCATTTGTTACTGAATGTTAGGTCGAGGTATTTTACATTTGCTGGATCTACAGTTGTATCCATTGGGATATCATTACCCAACTCTTGGTTCCAAATGGTACGCATAGAAGCGTAACCGTTTTCTTCTGATTCCTTACAGTTTACACAGCCTTTGGGCCATTTGTCATTATTAAGTAACTCTCTAACTTTAATTAAATGTGGATCATTGAGGTGACTTCCGTTGGTACTTTTTTCGTCATCAAACTTACCTTGAAAGTTACAACAGGGTTTATACCCTGTTTGATCAATTGATGCTGAACCAAATGCTAATGAACAATAGATTGCCATTTACTTACCGTTACTCGACCAAACATTGTCTGTGCTTCTAATGTCTTTAGCAATGTCTGGTCTTAAATAATTCATTAGTAAGATTGATCGTTTTTTAGATAGTTTTAAAGGCATTGTAGAATGCATCAATCTAGTATTATAAAACAACATTGAACCAACTGGCATGTCTAGTTGAATTGCATTCTCCATAAACTCATCATCATAAAAACCTTCGTAACATTCTTGTATTGGCCAATCTTTTTTGTGACTGTCAAGTAACAAACCTGTTGCTCCTGTATCTTTATCCAAATCTTCTAATGGTATAATAACTTGGATACCCATTAATTCGTTGTTACCTTCTGCAACTAGATTATTGTATTTTTTAAATCGGTGTGGTGTATCTACGTGAGGACTTACCCAACGAGACGGTCCATTGATAGTAACAATATCACTTGCATAGAATTCTGCGTCAGGTAAATATTGTTGAAGAATCGGTGCAATAATTTTATCTATTTCTTTTACTTCGTGCCAATCATCTGTGAGTTGTGACCACCATACAGCAATGCCAAATAACTTTTTACATGCATCGCCTTCAGCATATTCTTTTTTGTGTGTAGATGCTCTTACAGGATACAGCACATCTTTTTTACTGTTGATAGAATTGATAAAATGCATTGGTACAATATCAGTAACTTGATCGTAACCTTTGCCGTTGTGAGTTAGTGTGTCATTCATTTTAATTCCATCTTAGTTCAGTCCAAAGTTTTTCTTCGTCACTGACCAAATATATTCTAAATTCTTTTTGTCGTTCATCGTTAGCCCAACACCAATGCTGATTTAAATCTGCCTCAATGCCTAATGGTGTATGATAATGCATTTCCATATAGTCTTTGTGATCACATGATGGACCCCACGTGTCCCAACACCATTGTCTAAGAACAGTAAAGTCTACTATTCTATTTATCCTAGTGTCTACTCTAGTTTGAGCCGAATACATTGAATTATTAAATCGTATATAGTCGGGTCGATTTGGGTTACGTAATTTTAAATACCATTTAAATAAATGGTTACCGGTATGTCTACCATCTAATTTGGCAAACTGTATACCGGACAATATTTTATGATCTTTTACATTGATCATTAATACCCTGCCTGCTGTAGTAACTCCTTAACTTCAGGAATAATATTAGAATCTCTTTTAAACTTGATTGCCCACTTTTCAGGATCAATATATTCTAAGATCATTTTTTGTTGCAGTTCTTCTAACTGACCTAAAAATTCTAATCCAGACTCACTGTGATAAAGCATCCAAGGTGAGATTCTGCCTGTCGTTACTTCATAACAAATACGATTGCGAGGACCATAACGTAAACAATCTTTGTTTTGTATCTTTTCATCCTGTGCAATCTTAATTGTAGTTTCAATACTACGTGCAATTGCATCTAATGGGTCTTCATCTTTCAAGTATTCGATAACAAACTTTGTGTAGTTTGTATCGCTAGTCCACTTGTCAATCTTAATTTGATTTTTAAGCAACCAATCTGCATAACGATTAACATTAATAACATTGACGTTTACACAATAATGACCAAACTTAACAAAGGCTAGATAATAAGAACTTTTGATAAAGTCCAAATACGTCTTTTGTTTTTTGCTGGCTGTGTTCTTAAGATAAAAGTTTAACCATGCTTGAAACCCAATACGATTACCTTTTAAATCCTTGTCACCCCATCTGCGTTTGTTTTCACATAGATGTTTATCCATCGTAGACTCACGCACAAATCCACGTCCACAAAACTCACAGCCGAACTCAGTTACCAAGTTCTTTTTCGTACTGTTCGATTGTTTCATCACTAACAAGGTCACTTAATAACTCCAAGTCTTCTATTTTTAAATCAGGAAATTTTTCAGCAAGATACATTTTACGTTTATGTTGTTCGCAAAAGGCATCTGCTATATCTTTTAAATCACTATCAGAAACTTTGGGATATACTTTTTTATAGTACTCTTTAATTTCTTTTGGTGTTGCTTTGTCTTTTAACTTAGACACACTTTGTCTAATGTTTGGGATCCACTGATGATATTGTTTGCCTATGCCCGGGCTTGCCGCACACAACATCAACCATTGCAGTTTAGGATGCTTCATTACGTTTTCGTTAAACAAATAACGATTGGCATGATAGTCTACGCTTTGCAGATAGTATTGAGATACAGCAGACTTACCTTTTACTGCACTGATCCAGTGTAGCATCATAAAGGGAACAAACTTCTTTTGTTGTTCTGGCGTTAATCTGTCGTAGTATCCATAATCTTTTTGATCTACTGCCGCAATTGCTTCAAACAAGTTAAAGTCTTGCCCTTGTAGTTTTTCATCACTTGGTGTCTTTGTTTTTCTTTTCGCCATCTTTATATTCTTGTGGAGTAGTCATTATAACTTCTATAGCATCGTGGCTAGGTTTATTCTTACCGAATATCTTTTCCCAGTTATCTTCATATGCTTTTTGATTTGCACCTTTACGAGGCGCAGAGCCTTTCCCTGCCATTAGAACACCTGTGCATAGTCAACGATTTCGCAGTTTCTACTAATCTCTTTTACAAAGTAAATACATCTAGGTTGAGGACCATCATCGATTGGTACACAGAGAAACTGCCCGTTACGCAATCGAGGAGCATACCAAGTTACATCTGAATAGATGTCAACAATTTCAATCGGAGCAAATGACGGAGAGAACGATGACAGTGGATTAAACATAAACACTGAAAAGCCTCTGTCATTTAAACTAGAAAGAGGTAGCGTTTCTAAGTCACCGCCGTCTTCATCACCGATTAATACTTGCCAATCAACTGGCATTTTAAGAGTCTTGTCACCAACCTTTAATACAACAGCCGGGGCATTAAAAGATTCTAAAAAGATTAGCGGGATATAATAATAATCGACAAAACTAGGATTAGAATTATCTAAAATAGCAAATCGAAGGTCATCGATTTCTTCTGGTAACGTTTCTAAATTATAAAATTCGTTTTCTAATGTTAATATTCTCATAGTGTTATTGTATCTTCTCCAGTTAGATAATTCAAGTTATTCGGTAACCTTAGTAGTTTAATTTTTCTATCACAAAGGGATAGTTGGCTTCTCTATAAAAAGCCTTTCGTTGCGTTAAGTGTCTCTTTGCAAAACGACAAGAACTAGTGATATCCCAAATTTGCACAAAGTCTTTATCTTCTGCTTTGCGTATTCCCCTACCGATAGACTGAATGACACGAACAAAAGACTTACCTGGCTCAATAAGTACAAGGTTAAAAATACGAGGAATGTTAATACCCACACTAGCAACACCATAGGTAGCAACAAGTACTTTTCCATCAGCAGTCGCAACTTCGTCATATTCTTCTTTACGTTCATTTACTTTGGTGCTCCCTGATATAAAGACAGCATCTTTTATGCGTTTAGTAATTTCATTACCTGCATTGATTCTGTCTACTAAAACAAGAGTGTTACCAGAGTCTTTTATTGTATCAATCAAATCGCAAATCTTGTCTAAACGATTTTCATCTGTTAATAAGTGTTTCAACTCTGCTTGGTAGTTTTGAAACTCTTGTCCATCTTGCAACTGCACAACATTTACGTGACAGTTAGCAAGTACTCCTTTGTCTTGTAGTTCGCTGGCTGATAACTTATTAGTTACTCCACCTAAACTTACTAACAAAGCAATACGTTCATATTCTGCTTTAGGAATCGTTCCAGTTAGTCCCCATCTGATGGGTACACGTGACATTACTCCTGTTAATAGTTGCTTGAGTGCATCTGCTTTTGCCATATGAACTTCATCAACCATGACACAAACAACATCTTCAATAAATTCGTGTATGGTGCAATCAGCACTACCTGCTTTAGTATTCTTCAATAAAATATTTAACGATTGCCAAGTACAAATTGTATGTTGCTTATTATACTCTTTGCGATCACCAAAATAAACACCAACATCTAGTCCTAAATTTTTGTAGTCTACTTCTGTTTGTGTGACTAGTGACTTGTTTGGTACAATAACAATTGATCTACCGTATGATTCTATGCTTGCTGACAATGCGGCAGTCATAATAGTCTTGCCAGCGCCGGTTGCTACTTCTTGTATAGACTGCGGGTTTTCTAAAAATCCGTTAATAACATCAACTTGATAGTCTCTTAACTTGATAGGTTGCCCTTCGTGTGTATGTCCTTTTGGCCATTTAACGTGAGCAAATGTATCTGTGTCTACTTTATTAAACGCAAAGGTCGTTGAGTAGTCTCTGAGGTCTTCTAGTTCGATATCATAGTGTAGTTCTTCTAAGATAGGAATGATATCTTCTAATAGATTGATGTAGGTAGAACCTGCTAATGAAAAATAACTGACCTTTCCGTTCCATCTACCAAGTTTAACACTTGGCATATACCTTGCACCAGGAACTTCATATTCAAATTTTTTCATGCAGGCTCTACGTGCATCAAGTTCAAGCCCTTCGATTTTTAAATTTACCTCATCTTTAATGATGAGTCTAGCATTTCGCATAAATTATTCTGGCCTATATTGTAGTGTCAAAAATATTTGTCTACCACCAGCTCCATAGCCAGGGATAATTTCAATTTCTTTATCTAGTATATCTCTAAACGTAACAGAAAGCAAATAGTTGTTGCCCACTGACTTTTGCACACTTAAGTCAAATGAATTAACATTGTCTAATTCTTCAGTATCGTAAGGACTTTGCTTACGATCAAACATACCCTGATATGTAAGTTTTGCGGTGTAATCTTTTATAATATATGTACCCGATATAACAAACATGTACTTTGCAACACGTGGTTGTTCAGTGTCTGTCCAACCAAGATGTGTGTGAATCCACGCATTAGGGCTTAGTGTAATCATGTCTGAGTAACGAAAACCCTGCGTGTTATACTTACCTATGTTTACGTATTGATTCTCGTTAAAATCGTAATCTATGCCTTCGCTAAAACGATAATGAAAGTAAGACAGTTTGTTCCAACCTATTTCGTACCCAATTGATTCTTCGGGTTCTAGTCTAGGATTAGGATTAGTCCAAGCGTCACCTCTAAGTTGGTATAGATTTGGATTGCGAAATGACGTACCCAAATTAACGAACAAGCCGTCATTCTCATACCCCACTCTATATACAAATGCATCTTGTGTTACACGGGAACCAACTTCAAGTCCAAACAATGTTTTTAGTACACCATATATGGCGTAGTTGTCTTCTGTGTCACTATCGTATTCTTCTTGTTCTGCGGTTACACCAATGATCGCATCACCCATAGTTAAAACAAGATTTGTTCTATAGTCTGCATACCATCTGTTGGCTTCACTAACCCAAAAGTTATCAGAGTCAGCAAAATAGTCAGCATCGTTCCAAGTATGGCCTACAGTCCAATTTTCGCTACGTACACTTACTGCCCCGCGTTGACCTTCTTGCAAGCAATCGTTAGTGTAATCGTAACTGCTGTTCCAGCATTGATCAAAGTCATATTCATAATCGTTAATCATTACGTTTGCAGTGTACGAACCAAAATCAATGTGTGCCCTTGCAGTTACATTTTTGTAATCGTCTTCTTCATTGTTATCTGTGCGTACACTATCATTAGTTGCAGAAAGGTACGTAAAGTTAAATAAATTCTCTAACGAATGGCTAACAAATTGATGATCAGAACCTGCTCTAACTGTAGAACCGGGTTGGATATCGTCATTAATAAAAATAGTACCTGCCAAACTGCCTGATCCATAAAGGACCGAATTAGGTCCATGTACAATTTTTACAGTTTCATTTCCTGTTGCTAAGTCGTGTCCAAAATCATACCAACCTGCGCCTGCATCGTTAGCAGGAACACCATTACGAAATACAGTAGTGTGAATAGGCTGAGTGCCTCGTTCACTGTATCCTGCAAATCCTCCAAACCCACCTGCTACTGTAGTTGCTGGCATTAAACTTTCTATTAGTGTAACGTCAGTTACTGGATCACTTGTTACGGTGTGTTCTGTTGAACCTGTAACAACAATTGTTTCGATTTCTTCTGCATGTACTTCATTAAGTAGAAATGCATAAAAAATCATTACGATTGCAAAACCTAATACTTCGATTTTGCCATTTTTTATACTCACAATTTTACCTCTCTTTGGTTGATGATTTTTATTATTTTACCAGCGCCAGTTACTGGTAATTCGTAATAATCTGTTAAACTAATTATTGCTGGCATGGACTTTGGTTGTTCGGATGAGGCAAAAAAATCATTGTATGTGTGCCATATAAATTTTTGCATGTCGTATTTATTGAGTATTCGTTCAATGTCTTTATTTGTGTTTTGATCAAACGTGGTACTCTTAGGCAAAATCACATCAGTAATGCCTAATTCTTTCATCCACTTTACTGCATCATCAAAGTTACTAATGTTTACTTGCGTTTTAAACTCGGATGCAAATTTTAGTTTTGGATCATCTGCATAAATGTCTGGCGAAATTGTAATGGCTAACCTTGACAATTTGTACAATGTCATTGGACTGTTATCCATTACAATGTTATTTTCTTTTATTTTTTCTGCTAATACTTCATTGAGTGCCGCAACTTGATACCCGTCTCCTACTTTGACATAGGTTGGATCCCAATACTTAGTTGACGATTTGATTTTGTTTAGTTTATCTACAATAGTTTTTACCTTGCCGTGATACACCGTTTCAAAAAACTGCGGCAAAGTATTATATGCAAGTTTTAAATTAAACGTATTGAATTTTGCCTCGTACCTTTTCTTTGCCTTTTGCCATTGCCATTGATTATGAGGTATATTTCTAAATTGATTAATAAAGTCCTTTTTAAAAGGAACCTTAATAGTTAAGCAATTGTCTACCGAATCATAATCGACATTAGCGTTTGTGTACTGGGGCAGACTTTCTATGATGTCACACTTCCAAGGTAACTTTTTTAATTCAGTTTTTTCATAGCCTGCTTTAGCAAATTGTCGTTGATACTTACTAATCAGTTTATCAAATAGTGCGGCTTGATTAGATGTGATTTCTTGTTTGTCGTGGGTTAAGTATTGCAGATTAGCAATGAATTTATAGTCATAGTGGCTTAGACTTATGTTGGGTTCTGCCAACCCAGTCTGAGTCGATAACATAAAATAAATGACTTGTTCTTTGCTAGTAAACATATTCACTATTATATAGAACCTTAACTATTAAATCAATTAAAACGGTAAAAAAAGGGCGACCGAAGCCGCCCCAACTCCTGACACAGAGTTAAACTTAGACCCTACGCATACAAGTGCTTTCAGCAAGCAGACGCCAGTTAGTAGCACTAACTTTAGTCAAGTCTGCAATCTTCAACGCCATACGCATAGAAATTTCACGCAACTTAGTTGCATTTTCGGCCATGAAATCAAAGATTTCATCAGACATGAATTCGTTGAAATCATAGTCTGCAAACAAACCACCATCAACGTCTCTGTCAACTTGACGGATACGCAACATCTTATCACGCTCGGTGTCGATAGTCAGATCAAGGAAGTGACAACGTGACTGAAGTGCTTCCAAGTGATCCTGCAATTTCTTAGACTTGAGGTGTTCAAACTTCAAGTTAGTGATAAAGATAGCACTACCCTTGAACTCAAATGAGTTTGGGATGCCCTCACGATTTAACAGACTAGAGTCAGAGTTCCAGCAGATTTTTCTGCGTTTGCCTGAGTCAAGTGCCGCTTTAAGAATGTTGAGTGCAAGGTCATCTTGGAATACTGAGTCACAGTCATCAAATACCAAAACGTTTTTTTCGTCTGAGTACTTGTAAAGAACTGCATACAAGCCTAGTGCGGTCATAGCACCTTTGACAACCTCATAGCGGATCTTGCGTCCTGCAATTTGATCGAACAGAGTAGCCTGTTCTAGTTGAGATTCGACCCCAAATGACTTACCTACACCAGGAGGACCTGATACGATCATAGCACGAATATCGCCATTGATAGTAGCCTTAGACATATCGTCCAAGATGTCGAATCTTGTTTTGATTCGATCCATTGCTTCTTCATCAGTTTCAACTGGTGCTTGAACCTGAAAGCCAATAGCATCATTAGCCATAATCGGTGCTCCGCCTGTGAATACAATGTCGTTAATGGTGTTGACCTTAACCTTGACATTTTCGATTTGAACATGAGGGAACTGACCGTCATTTTTGACAGTGATGTAGTTGCCTCGCTTACCTTGTTGAAAGCCCTTAACTAGGGTGAATTGCTGATCGATTACAGGTTGATTTCTGTATTCGCCGAACTTGATAGTTACTGTAGTCATATGTTGCTCCGTGTCAGTGAAGTGTGTGTTAAAGATATAATTATAATGGATTTTGGAACCAATGTCAACCTTTTTTAATCGGCCCGTGAACCCATATAAGCCCGAATACCATGATCCTGAAGGACCTTAGCATATGCTCGGGCCCCAGTTTCTTTGATATCCATTGACTGAGTGAAGGAACCACCTGGGTTCCAAAGTCTGAGAGACTTGCTGTAGGTTGAACGATCAAACCCAACAGCCTGCAGGGCTTTGCCCAATTTGCTGTTAGAACGAACGCCGTAGACATCTACCCAAGCAAAGCCACAGTAGAACGGTTCGCCGTACTGTGCGATAAAATCTGATTCTGCTTTTTTAGCGGCCTGAAGAGCCTCTACGTGGATGTCAGCAACGTTTAAGTCAGTAGCGATTGAAGTCATAACTTTCCCTCTGTGTCAGTGTCAATATATAATATTGTAAGCCCTCAGAGGGGTAAAGTCAAGCCTTTTTACCAGTTTTTTTGTGATTTTTTCGACTTTTTTTGGATATCTAAGGAAATCAATGACTTACAAACCTAATCAATTCAAGTACTTACGTATGATCTGATCAGCAAACGGCCAAAGTTCTGCAAATGTGCTGGGATGGTCTTCATCTAGCAATATGACTTCTTTGGTAAAATCCTTCATAACACGAATATTGTGGTACTTTAACCGATTACTAATTTCCTTTTTTAATGCTTCTAATGTTATTGCTGTTTTTTGATTAATATAATCTTTATATTTGGTTTGGACTATATCTATTTGTTCTATTGCCTTTTCTTTTATTTCTTTTGGATAGTTCATTAAGTCAAGGTGGGGAGGATGGTCTAAGGTAGATATAAAAGAAGTATTATTGTTTGGATTAGGATCAATACTATACAACCAATCAAACACATCTACTAATGTAAATGCACTCATAAGTGTGTAAGTAAAATGTACGCCAATCGGAGATGAAATAGATTCCTTTAATTTTTTGTAATTGGATTCAGTTAAAGACCAAGTAGCGTTGCGTCTAACATATTCAAAATGATCTCCGATGTTTTCAAAACTAACAAGCCAAGCAACTCTGTGGTCTAGTTCAACTAACTTTTTATAAACAGGTAAATCTTCAATATTTTTGACAGACAAATTAGTAACAATACCTACTCTAGTTTGATCGTCTACTAATTCTAGCAAATCAATATTTTCTCGTAATAGTAAAGGTTCACCACCTAACATTTGAATATCATGTAATCGGGTAGTGTTGTCTTTAATATGCTGTAAAACTTCGTCTTGCCATTGGGTTTCAGAAACTTTAATATCTATTCCTTTCCAAGATGCATATGCACTACTCCATTCAGGATTGCAATAATTACATCTTAGTTGGCAAGTGTTGTGCCATCTTATATCTACTGATTTGGGTATAAACTTATCTTCTTGTAGTTCATCATCAATTTCATTATATAAATCTCTAAGACTTTTGCCAGTACGTTGATGTTGATCATGGCAACTTGTACAATAATCTGATGATCCTTTAGTAAGCATGTCCTCTCTAAGTTTTGCTAAAGGACCTGCTTTTAATAATTCTTGTAATGAGTTTTTATTAAGATTGCCAAGTGAGTTGCCACCACAGCATACTCTTAAGTCACCGTCTGGATTTACGAATAAGCCTTCCCAAGGCGCTCGGCATTTAAATTCCATTACGATACCGTGACATCTTCCATGCCAGCAGTACGTAATCGAACAATGTGACCTAGTTGCCATTGTTTAGCATCGATACCTTTCATTATACCTAGATATCGATTACGTAACAATGCAACTTCGTTGATTAAGTATTCAAAGTCAATAACTTCTTCTTCACCGTCTACATATTTTTCTGCATCACGGCTAGTTAATGCTCTGTTGTAGGCTTCCAAATATTTTTGGAAGTGTTTTCTACGAATTTTTCTTAGTTGGATATTAAGATAGTTGAGCACCGCTTCAATCTCTTGTAATTGATTGAAACGATGCTCAGTTACTCCTGGAAGTGCTGATATTTGTTTTTCAACAATACCATATACTCTAACGTCATTTTTTGCAGAGGTTAACTCGTTTTCATAATGAGCAATAAAGTCAGGTATTACTGCAAGATTGTGTGTGATTCTTGTATACCAGTTCATAAATTAGAAGTCTAATTCCTCTTCCTCATAATCGTCATCTTCATCATAATCTTCTTCATCTTCTTCTGTAGAAAAATACGAAAGTGCTTCTCTTACATCTGAATCTGCTCCAAACATTTTTTTGATTTCTCCTGGAGCATGTCCTTGAATATCAATTAAGTGATTAACTAAAAGATCAGCCGCTTCACTAGGATCACCATCTTTAATACTGGGTTTGATTAAAGCCCAAATTTCTGCTAAGTCTTGTAAATTCATTCAACTCCCTCTTCTGCTAGTTCTTCAACATCGATATTTATATCCTCTTGTTGAGTTTTCACAGTCGAGTATTGTGCCATGACTAAATCTAAGCATCCGTTTTCGTTTGCTTCCCATGGCTTTCTGAATTGTTTGATTTCTGTACCGTCTTCAGCAATGTAAGTAAGACGATTGCCCTCTTTCTTTAGCAAGCCTGATTTTTCAAACAAGTCTACTAGTCCAGAATAAGGATTCATGCCTGTTTCGTAAGGAATCTTAACTTGCACACCCTCAAAAGGTTTTGCATATCTAGTCTTCATTACTTTACAACCTGCACGGATACCTCTGACATCAGAAATTTTATTTCCTGATTCGTCTTCTTTTAGTTTCATCTTTTTCATAGCAACTACAATACTTGATGCATAGATGAATCCTTGACCACCTGAGATTTTATCATCTGGGTCAAACATATCTTGCGATGCATAAGTGTGATTAGTTGCTACTAAGCCTACGTTGTAACTACCAAACATATTGACTGAGTTACGAACAAGTGCAGTCAGTGCCTTGGGTTTACGACCCATGTCACCTTTCATGTCACCTTTATCAAACTGGTCAACGTCAGTTGGAGTCAACAACATACCCAATGAATCGATTACAAAAAGAACTTTAGGACGTTCTCCGTCTTCCATTGCTTTGTAATCTTTCATAAAAGTTGAAATTGTTTTAGCCACATCATCAATCATACTCATGCTTAACTTGAGAAGTTTATCTTCACTAGTATCTACACCCAAAGCATGTAGCCATGCTTCATCAAGTGCATTCTCTGAGTCGATTAAGACTACAAAAATACCCTGATCTTGTGCATGTTTAACAATGTTGCCTGCGGCAAAGTATGATTTGCCTGCGCCTGATTCACCTGCAAACACAGTTACCTTACCTAGAGGTACACCTTTTTGAAAGTCACCTGAGATAAGATAGTTGAGTGCATATGATCCTGTTGAGATCCAATCTGTTGGATCATTAAATCCTACTGACAGTCCCTCAATGGACTTGGTTATATCTTTTCTAAATTTAGAAACGTCAAATGGTTTAGCCACAATATCTCCTATCGGTTAGTTTGCTTTAGTCTATCAGAATAATTTAACTTGTCAAGTATTTCTGGGCATTGCTCTGCCATATGATCTAAATCATAATCGCTTGGGTAATGCCTCAGTGCTCCGCGAGCCCTGTCTCTGATAAGTGAAGGTACTCTAGGAGTTTTACCTGGATCGCAAAGTTCTTCTAATAATTTTTTGCCCTGCTTGAGAGCCCTATATCTTTCGTCTGGTAATGTCATTTCAAAAATCTCCTATCAAAATGGGGGAGGATACCCTCCCCCTCAAATGACTTAACTAGCGTTTTGTCTTGCACGAATCATTGCTAGAATGTCTTGTGCTTTGTCGCTAGAAGGACCTGATTCAGCAGGCGCCTCTTGTGCTACAGGGGCGGCTTCAGGAGCAGCCTGTTCTGTAACTTGAGGAGCAACCTGTGCTGGCTGGGGAGCAGGAGTAGATGATTCAGAATCATTACTATTAGTGCTTCCAGCTGGTGCTTCTAGTCCATATGGACGATAGTATGCACCCCACTTGTCATTATCATATGGTCGACCATCTACTGATGCTTCAAACATTTCTTTAATGACACGCAGTTCAGCCTCACTTGGCTTCTTGGGTAAGAAGTCAGCCAGATTGAATAAGCCATGTGCTTCGATTGCGGCTTGTTCAACTTCAGTTAGAGCAGATTCTTTACGTGCCCATGAAGATGTACCGTAATCAGCATAACCACCTTTTTGAGTTTTACGAACATTAAAGTCCAAACCTCTCATAAGGTCAGTTGGCAATTCTTCAATCTCAGGATCCATCAATGAGGATTTGATGATTTGGAAGATTTGTGGTGAAATAACAAACCTACGAATTGGGTTCGCAGGAGTAGCATCGTCACCGATAGGGTTTTGACGAACAAAACCTTGGAAGATGTAAGAACGCTTCTTCCAATATTTGTTAGCCATTTCTTTTAAAGTTTCGTCTTTGTACCAAGGACGAACTTCTGCAAGAACAGGACAGTTCTCACCAAACATTTCTACGCATGGTACTTGAACTGTTATTTGTCTTACATTAGGATCACCTTTTACTCCATTAAATGGAAGTTTGATGATTTGACGTTCAACCCAAAAGAATGAGTTGTTTGCATCTGCATCGGGTAAGAAACGCAAAGATGCTGATGCACCTTCGTCCATTTTCCAATGTGGATAAATCGCACCGTCAGATTGAGGGTAGTTATTACCTGATGCTTTATTTTCTTGTGCCGCGAGCCGGGCACGGATGTCTGCTAGACTGGCCATAATGTTTTCTCCTTTAATGTATGCCTAAGTTTAGTTTTATATGTGTTGTCGCAAGACCGAAGTCTCACTAGTTTAGTTTTGTTAAAAACATAACACATGAACATATTGTATGACAATAATGTTCCTATGTCAATAAGTATTTATGCCTTATTTGCCCATTTAATTTTTTTCAGCGAAATATGCACATAAAATCCCTGTAAGTGTTTGGTTAAATAGTAGTATAAACGGAAACCAAGTAACACAACGCACTTACAAGGAACACAAAAGTATGAACCGTATACTGTGTGCAATAATATTTATTGCAGAATTATCGATCTCAAATTTTTTCCTAAACCCTAAGTGCGAATAGGGAATCGACTATGGAAGATATCACAGATAAAGAATATCCAAAAGATAATAACGATAAAAACGTTATCCATAAAATGGATTTGGACAAGTATACAGATTTGCTATTAAAGTTAGAAGAAGCAAACGACAAAATAGCAGAAATGGAAGCCTTAACTAAAGAATTAAAAGTTGCGGCTATTGAAGCAAAACCAAAAGAAAAATTTCATTGGAGCGGTTTGTTTTTAGACGACAATCATATCAATGAAAAATCTATTATTGGATTTATATCCTTTGCTTTAATGGTAGCATTTGGTATTACAGACTTGGTAACAGGATACGCAGGTAAAAATTTAGCAATTTCTGAAACCATATATACTTCATTTGTTATTATCACATTAGGCTCATTTGGTATATCAGAAGCCGGAAAAATATTCGGCAATAGATAAGGAATAATACACATGATGGAGATCGCCGCGGCTATATCACTAGCCAGTTCCGCGTTCAATGCACTCAAAAAAGGTATGGAAGCCGGTCAAGAATTAGAAGATATGATGGGCTACTATGGCAAATGGTTTGAAGCCAAAGAAGCATTAAGTGAAAACGCAATCAATAATAAAAATCAGCCCTTCATAAAAAAGTTATTTTCTGGTAGCAGTGTGGAAGCACAAGCATTGGAAATAACAACAGCCAAATACAAAATTAAACAAATGGAAAAAGAATTGTACGAATACTTGTTGTGGTCGGGACAGCAAGAGTTTTACAACGATATGATGCGTGAACGTAGAGCAATACGTGAGGCACGTTTTAGAGAAGCACAACGTATTGCAGAACGTAAAAGACTTATATTTGATTTAGTTGCGGGTAGTGTAATAATCGTTGTAGGTGTGTTTATTATTGTTGGAATGATCTCGTTTGTCGCTTCATAAAATATTTATTATTTAGAGTGAGGGGGCAATTTAGCCTCAACAAACATTTCGTGTTTGCGTTTTATAGGGTTATATTTTTTGAAACGCAACTTTCTACCCTCTTGCACTAAAGTTTTTGTTTTTTCTACAACATAATGATAAGTGTGATGTTCTCTGGTTTCACCCTCAGGAATTAGATACACTTTAGTTCTTTTTTTAGTAGACTTACTTGCCATTATAATAATCTTTTTAAATCTGCTAATGCTTGTTCTGCATCTTCTCTCATAGCAGAACCGTAGTCTTTAACATCTCTGTTATTATCTATATCTTGTACAACTCTAAACATGATTTCGTCTCTGTCATCATCCGCATGCATGTCAAGTTCACTAGCCTTTTCATTAACTAATTGATCAAGTTGCTCAGGAGTTAATTCTAAAAATTCAGCAAGTGCATCTTCTCCGTCAACATGATAAATTCTATCTGCGTCACCTATCCAACTACCTTCAGCATATGGATCAACACTTTCGTTAGCACCTACTAAGTCACCCACTTTTGCAGGACCACCTGTTGGGCCTAATTGACCAGCACGTTTTTGATTAGCATCTAAATCTTCATCAATTTCGTCAATGCCAAATTTGTCTTTAACTACTTTTTTAAACTTGGAAGATTTTTTAGCAACTTCATCTGTAAAGAAAGGATGCTTTATTAAAGGAGATCCGTCTTTATCTTTGGGGAACAAACCTTTTTTCAACATATCAATTTTAAAGTCTGCTCTAGTTTCTAAATCGTCAGGTGTGTTTTGTGTAGCATACAATGCTCTTTGCACAGAAGGATGCTCTGATAAGCCGGGGGCAAATTTTTCAATTGCGGCAATCGCACCATCGTAGTCACCACCTTTATATTTTTTGTCATTTAGAATACCGTATGCAACTTTAATTTCTTGGTCAGTAAAATCTAAATCTTCTGCTTCATCTAAGTTATCAGGATCATCAAACTCATGGTTGATAATCTTAGCATTGATTACGCCTGGAAAGTAAGACATACCGTCTTTTGTGTAAATTCTACCAGATGAACTTGGTTTGCGCGGAGCTTCAAATGATACTACTTCGACATCATCACCCCTAAAATCTTTTACAGTAGCAGGAAGTTTAATTTCTTCTCCTGTTTTTGCGTCTACTAATTTAGGATTGTATTTTTTAGGTTCATCTTCCCATTTATCAAAATCTGAAGCCATAAACTCATCTAACTGATCTTCTGCTAATCCCGCACCCCATGGTGCTCCACCAAATGCGCCAAGGATTCCTGCTAATGCTCTACCAATTGTAACATGATCTTTATCAGGACCTTTCGTGTCTTTTTTCTTTTGTAGTTTGCTTTTTGCATCTGCATCTGCGGCATCAGGCGCTGTTGTTGCACCTGAATCAGGAATTTCTCCTGATTTTACAAAATCCATTAACATTTTTGCTTCTTTTCCGAAATTTGTTCGTCTTGCTGGATCATTAGTTTTAGCGGCTTCTTTCTTTAACCATTTAATTTTTTCTTTTATGACACGTTGATAATCGCCACCGTCTTTAGAAACGTCTGCGAGGAATCTTTGTACTTTGTCTTTGATCTCTGCGTTTGATAATAAACCCTCATCCTCATGTAAATCTTTTGGCATTTTTTGTTGTAGTCGTAGCCATGCTTTTTGCACGGCTTTTTTAACCATTGGATCGTTTGCTGTTTCAGGGTCTAGCAATAAGTCTTGTAATGCTTTTTTTCTGTCTTTGAAATCTTTTGTTATTTTGGCTTTCGTGTGATCACCAAGAGGAAAAGGAGGTGCTTTTTCTTCGTCTACTTTATGACAGTCACACTTATCACAATCTTTAGGGCATGTACATTCTGCTTTGGTCTTACAACCGCAACATGCACAGCCTTCTGCGCCTTCTGTAATTTCTTGTGCCCATGCTTCTAATTCGTTTACTTCATTCATTTCAGCAACAATGTTTTTGTTGAGTTTGTTTAAGATTGGCAATACTGATTCAATTCTAGGATCGATGCTTTCATGTGAAAACATTTCTGCAATAGATGGATCATGCTCATCTTCCATAAGAGTAGGAGTCCAAGATTCAAAGTAATGATTATATCCACGATGACTTTGCATCTTTTGCAATGTTTCTTTTAATGACTTGTGATGCTTAACACCCTCGCTAACTAATTGTGCTACGGATTCTGTAAACTCGCCGTTTCTTGTGGCACGAATAAATCCTGCCATCTTTGTATATTCTTCTACTAATTGGGTAATATGTTTGCCACGCTCATCGTACGGTGTACCACCTTCTGCTACATGTCTACCATATACACGTGCAATACCAGGACGTTTGGTTGGTACTAAAAATCTTTCGCCTTCTGTATTTTCTACAAAAATCTTATGAACATTTCTCCAGCGTTGCTCACCTTCTTGCACCTGTCTGTCATGTTGTATAACAACTTTAACATTAGGTATATTATCACTGTATGAGGTGGTTTTGTTTACGGCATGATAGCCTTCATCCATTCTTTCTTTCATCTTGTAATAATCCCGTTGACGCATATCATCACCCAACCGATCACTATCTTGTAAATCAAAATCTAATTGCTTAGATAACGTCCATTGCTTTAAATGTTTTAATAATCCAGACCATGAATCATCATAATCTAAACCGGGTGTTTTACCTGGAGGACTACCTGCTTGTTCTTCATCATAGTAAAGTTTGAGTTGAGATGCTTGGTCAATGGTAGCCCAAGCCTTTCCGTAATCTTGTCCGTCTTTAGTAAATATGAACTCAAATACGTCTGCTTGTTCAGGGTTTGACCTCTCATTTTTAGAGTTTTTAGGTACTGGTTTGTATCCTCTTACTTTGAGAAGTTCATAAAGCCTTGAATTAAAAGATTCCTGATCGATTGCCATACTATTATTTATCTCTTTTAGTTAATCACAGCAAAGAACGGTAAAGGGGGAACCATTTCATCATGGTCTCTAATTTGTTCTCCCAAATCACTATGATAGTCAGCAATATCTTGTAGTATGCGTACAACAAGTAAACTAGCCATTACTAAGTCGTCTGTGCTACCTATTTTAGCGGCATAACTGCCTCCAGATGCTACAAATGTTTTAAGTTCGCTAACTAAAGGCTTACTGTGTACTCGTAGTTTTTCGCTTTCTATCAGTGTTTTAAATTTTGCACATGCAGAAAGTTTAACTTTTTGCGTTGTTGTATACCCTCTGCGTTTTTTACCCCTTTCACTAATAAAGATACCGGGTATGTTTGATTCACCAAACTCATTAAGTGATATCAATGCGGCTTCTCCTATTGAATTATTTTCAATAGAGTAGTATATGTTGTTAGGTTGACCCGTACACTCTACAATATATTCGTTTATCTGTTTTAATAACTTAATCTGGTTTGGAATGTCTGTCTTATTGTTTGTCCATTCACCTATTTGTGTTGTTGTGTTTGCTTCAAATACTTGTATAGCACATGGATCACTACCCGTGCCCAAAGAAGGGTCGAGTGCAACTACATATACGTAGTCTTTTTTGGGCTTTTGAAACCATCGTATTTGTCCCATCTTTGTTATAGGTTCAATTCCTTCTAATTTAAAAAGAGTGTTAGGATTAATTAATGTTTCGTCTGCAATAATAAATTCACAACCAATTTCTCGGTTAAATCTGTCTTCTCCTAACTGTGCCCTCATCTGTTCAGCCCATAGATCATCTCTTCCGGGCTGTTCATGCCAATATGAACGATATGCTCTAAAGCCATTGACACCTACTTCTTGTTCGTTGCCAGACGAATCATATGTTTTGTTTGCTTGTTTCCAAATTAGTGCAAACTGATCTTCATCTGAGTTAGGAGTAGAAGTAATAATTGCTTTACCACCTGTTGCTAGTGTGGGAGTAATCGCAGTCCAAAACTCTTCCGCAATAGTAGGTCGCACAAACGCAAACTCGTCTAAGTATAAAAGTGTAATAGACATACCACGACCAGTGTTTTCAGTTGTTGTTTGTGATACAATACGTGAGCCGTTTTCAAAGTCTAGCGATCCTTTATTATATGTAACAACACCTGCTTTAATATGCGTAGGACAGTTTTCATATGCATATCTGATACGTTGCATGATTTCTTGTGCGCCTGCATATTTGTGTGCGGCGATAAGAATAGTAGAATCAGGAATAAACATAGCATACCACAACAAATAACCCGCGGCACTTGTTGTTTTGCCTGACTGTCTAGGCATTAATGCGATTGAATATCTATAATTATGATATGTACTAATTAAACGTTCTTGGTATTCGTATGGGTGATATTGTATTGAACCTTGTGTTGGGTGCTGAATATAAAAGAAATTATCCATGAAGTATCTGTAGCCAGTATCAGGCTTACAACACTCAATGAAGTCTTGTAAATCTTTGTCTGTTTTGAACACCGTTTTTTTATACGGTGTTTTAACTAAATCATCAGCCACTGTAGTTCTACTCATTCTGTCCTTTGTGCTTTATAGTCTTTATAGTCTAACAAAAAACCAATAGCAACTATAATATTCATACCGCATGATGCTAGAATTATATGAATATCTTGGTATATATCTAATTTAAGACTTAGATGTAAGTGTCCTACTGCCCAAAAAGGCACGGCTAAGTTTTGACTAACCCAACTTAATGTGTATCGAATAAACATCATATAAGTATTTATCCTAATCCTAATAACTCTCTCCAAAGTTGATGTATAGAATTTCCCATATGGTATGGTAATTCAATACCAAAATATCCTTTTACTATACTAGAAAAATACTCAAATCCTGATTCTTCAAAGAAAAGTTCCGTGTCAATTATAATTCGATTACCGGGTTGAACGTTGAATAAAGCGGCTTTTTCGGGACTAGGTTTGTTGAGCGTTAACTTTTTATGACATTTCCAAATAGCAATATCGTCTTCGGTGTCGGCACTAGGATAAACCCAATCACTTTCTTTTTCAAATGCATCTTTTTTGGATTTTATTCTTTCTAATGCAGGGCCAAATTTTGGCCAAGACATAAACATCCAAACTGGGTTCATTAGTTCTTTAATTTTTTCTTCGTCCTGATACAAATCTATCCAATTGTTCATGTGTCCTTGAACAACACTTATATAACCATCACTTTGTTGCTTTACTATTTGACTACGCAAATCATTATCTAATACTCTCCATGAATTAGCAAAGTTTTCTGGTTCGTTAAAATGTGCTATCTTATGGGCCATAGGAGTGTCAATATCTTGTTCCCGATTTAAACGTTGGTATTCTGATTTAAGTTCTTTTGGTGATAAAAAAGAAGGCTCTATCTTTTCAGATAAAGATAACAAATTTGTAAGATGGTTGCCGCCTGCATATGCAGGGTATACTAGAAATATATTACTAACATTATTAAAAACAGGCACTTCACTTGATATCTAATGGCTGAGATTTAGTTGCAACTATGCAGTAATAATGTTCTTTAACTACATTGGGTTTTTCAGGATCTTTGGGATCAGGAACGTTTAAATCAAATTCCATATTGTTAAATTGATCGATTTTAAAACCTGTTCTGATCAACAATGCGGCTAATTGATCGGCGCCCATAATACTATAATGATTTAAATTAAATTCGTGTTTTCTATCACATCCTGGAGCAGGTACTTCAATATAAATTTTACTTCCTTGCTTGAGTACACGATTATATTCCATTAAACTAAAGATAGGATAAGGTGAGTGTTCTAATGCGTGGCGCAAAAAGATAAAGTCTACACTTTCGTCATAGTAACCTTCACTTTGTGGTAAAAATGACAAGTCATATCCTGCGGTAGTGTGTCCTTTATCTTTACAAATTTTAATATCACCGGGACTTAATGTAACACCCAAAACATCTGTGTATTCCCGTGCTTTCATTTCATCTAAGAAATATCCAGGGCCACAACCTAAATCTAAGATTTTTGCATCTTTGGGCAGATTCATAGGATCGATGTATGTTTCAACTACTTGTGCAGTAAGATTTTTATGGAACTGACTGTCCCCTTCATCGTAAATGTGTGCTGTATACAACCATTCGTTGTAAAATTTAAGTTTGACTAAATCAAGTGTTTTGTTAATGTCGTAAGGGATTTCCATCAATCGCTCCTAATGCGTCTTAGTTTAAGATATTTAGTAGTGTAGACGGTGGTTATAATTTATTTTTTGCCCAGTGATGTATGCATGTCCCGATATAAGACAAACCAGCACGGTTAAAATGCGAGTGGTCAAGATGATGGTTAATCGGTATTTTTACTATTTCTACATTAGACTTTTTGGCATAACTCAACCACAGGTTGTAAACTTCTTCATCATACTTGCCTATTTCACTAGCAATAAGTTTTTCAGGAAAAATTAACAAAAACTGCTTATCTAACTGATTGATGAATACCTCTATTTTTTCACGGTACAGATCGATATTAAGATCGTACATGGGGTCTTCAATATTAGCAATATAAGAATTTAATTCATGCATTATACTTATTGCAATTAATTTAGCAAAGGTTGTGTTTTTTCCCCAATTATAGTACCAATTGGCGATAGCATTAGCAAAACTCCTTACCTCCATAATATGATTAGATTCACAAGTCGCCCATATAGGTAAACCCAAACAGCCAGCAATCAATGTTATTTTAGGATTGTCACTTGTAAAACATAATTCTTCTCCGTGTATTACACTTTGTGCTGAAGCATAGTCTATAAACTCTATATGTGATATATCTTTTTTTGGAAGTCGTATGTTGAAATTATACGGTAGATTGTCTGTGATATAGTTAGAGCAATATTGTTCAATACCCATATCAAGTATACGACAAGAAAATACAAAATCTGATATGCATGTAGAGGGTGGGTCTTGCTCATCGGCAGCAAAATAACCAACTAAACCATAATATCCGTATTTGTCCCAAACAAAAACTGCATAGTTTTGTTTATTTTGAAAATTAGCATAAGGCATATTAGTGCTTGACAAATCTTCAAATCTAGTTTTACTAAAATTAAGTTGGTTACTGCGATTTACTAATTCAAAAATTCTATCATAAAATAATATGCAATTATTAAAATTAGTAATGCAAATTTTTATATGGCTATCTTTTAAAAAGTCTATGTTGCTTTTATCAAATGATTTTGCTTCTAATATTCTATACTGTTCTGTCCTAGAACTGCCAGTAGGCATGTCAAACGTGTCCATAAAAGAAGTGTCGATTGATACGTTAATGTTAGGGCAAAAATACTTGATTTCGTTGAGATTAATTTCATTATCATCTACAAATAAGACATTAGATTCTCGTAGTTGAAAACTTTCTATAACTCTTTTTACTGCAGGACCTTTAGGAGAATAATCAATAGTAGGAAACACAAACAAATCCCACACACCCAAGGCTTCTAGGGTGTGTTTTGCTTGTTCAAAGTTATTTTTACTACAGATAGAATGTGCGACACCTACACGTTCGGATCGTTTGATAAATTCTAGTGCTTTGGTGTTGATTACGCCGGTTTGATTATCTTCGCCTAGACTTTTTTCCCAAAGAACTCCGTCTAAATCCCATACGATTAGTTTTATCATGCATTAAGTTATTTCTTGCCACTCAATACTTGCGTAGATATCTTGGTTAGTACCAGTTGCAGCCATCATTATAGTATACTCATATGCTACGCCTGTGAACGGATCTCTCTCAAGTTGATATTCAAAAGTGAATGGTTGTTGAGTGGGTGCGCCTGTACTTTGATTAGTGCTATTCAAAAACGTTTGTTCTGCGATGCTACCGCTAACCAATGCTGTAGGCGCTAGATTGTATTCTACTGAACTATCTGTCGCTGAACTTACCCAACTACCACCGCTTGTGATTGCTTTTTTATAGATACGATATTGGAACAAACTTCCTGACACGGGAACTATCGAATAGTTTATAGGTACGACAACGGCGTTTAGATTAGTGCTTTTCAATCTTATAGAAAGTACAGGTAAGAAACTTTCATCGTTAGGTAATCTAACAGGAGTGCCTATCACATGTGAGGCTGCTCTAGGATTGCCTGATCCTGATAACTGAAACCCACCTTCGCTGATGACAGAACTACAAATCTGTGTCATCATGCTATTGCCAGTAGTTGTACCAGTATTAGTGATTTCATATCTGATAGGCAATGTTGCTGTAGTCATGTAAACTTTTGTATTGCCAACTTGGTTAGCATGATTGAACTGATGACAAATAATATAAGCACCATTTATCACAAATCCTACACGAACACTACCTACACCTAACCACTCAACATCGGCAAACATGATCTGTGTGCGATCTGGGTATAATGTGATACCTGAAGGATTAGATGCACCACCCAGTCCATCTAATGTGTCAACGTTCCACGCATCTTGTCTGACTCTTTCTTCCGAACCATATGATCCTGAACGAATAACCATATAGTTATATGTACCATCGTTTTCAAAGAACACACCGTCATTACTATCAAACAAGCCTACACGCTGACGCAAGTTAGGCTCGGGTGTATTCATACAGAATGTGTTCAATGTGAGTTGGCTCTTGCCAGGCTGATAAGGGAATGGTTTGAGTGTTTCACGCAACACGCTGTCACCTGAGGCACTACCTACATTGAGTTGATAACTACTTTGGTTAGCAACATATACTACATTGGCTGTACCTGATGTATTGCTTGCAAACTGTCCATGATCAAAATATCGTGCTTGTGTATCAAATAGTGTATAAGGTTCGCTTACTCTCAATCGTCCAAATGCGTCTGCTACTGCGCCGCTAAATGCCGAGATGACTACGCTGGCATCGTCTGCTAATATAACATTGGCAGTACCACTGATACCAACATTACCTGATACTACCCAAGGATCTGTGCCCTGTGTGACTTCAATATTAGCATTTGTGATGTTGGCATCTACAGAACCACTTACTGTGACATTACCCGAATCTACAATGACAGGAAGTGTGTTTCCTGATATGTCTACGTTGCCAAAACTTGTGATACCAACATTGCCTACTGTGATATTAGCATTACCTATGCTTACGTTTGAATCTGTACGTAGGTATACGTTGCCGCTAACACTGTCGAGTGCTAGTGCTTCTGTGATGTTACGTAAATACCAGGGTTTTACGTCTGCTGGTGTTGGTTCTGCCATTTATTATACCCACTCATTTGTTAATAGATTTTCTACGTTCTGAATTTCTATTGATGTTAATTCATCACCTAAGAAAACAAAAAATGCTCCTGCTTCCATTTCACAGAAATTGCTTCCTCCATATTTACAACCTAAAGTTATTGTATTATTGACCGCTGATGTAGTTGTTGGTACAGTTCCAGTAAACGTTAATGGTATGTCTGCACTGTCAATACGCAGTCTTAATTTTGTAGCATTTGTTCCTTGAGTACCGTCATATATCATTGTAAATACATGCCAGTTTGCATCACGTGCTATACCTGTTGTAGCCGATGATGTGCCGAAATTAACACTATAACTTCCGCCAACAGTTGCTAATTCTAATTCTGTGTTTGTAGAAGGTTCAGAACCAAATATAGTTCCAGTATCTTCTAATATTCTACCTGCCATAAACATTGTAACTTTATTTTGACTTACTAAGTTGGGGACAGGATTAATTGTCATGCACGAACTAGTTCCATTGAAATAAACAAATCCGTAACCATTCTTAGTAGTAGGTATAGTTCTATAACTTGTTTTTTGTGAGCCGGTGGAATTTAAGTTATGAGAAAAATCCGATTGGTCTGTCCATTGTGTTATTTGAGAACCTTCAGATGCACCGGGAACGATAGAATTTATAATATCACCCTGAAACTGTCCTTCTAATTTAGTTAATGTTTCACCACTAACAGCATCATCAATGCCTGATGGATTAGGATTAGCCGTTACTGCTATCCAAGGTCTGCCTAATAATAATCCACTTGGATTCGGATTGTCAACTATTGTGTTACCTGAATACTGTGTAGGTAATGAAGTAATATCGTATGTGTTTTTTACTCTGTAACAAGGTAAATTAGTATCCCCGCTAGGACCGCCTTGTCTTTTCAATTGAGCAATGTCTAATCTTTGTACTTGTAAATATTCTTTAGTTTGTGCTTGTTGTAGGGGTTTAAAGAAAAACATATCGCTGTTTTCGTCAAAGTTTAAAGTTGCTAATGTAGAAGTTGGTGTATCAACTGAGTTATTGTCTGGGTCACGCTCTAAAGACATTACTTCATAGTAACTACTGGTAAGTCCTTCCGCAGTCGAGGCCGCTGTTGCTACTTGAGCAATAGTGTTAGCAGTATCTAATGATAATATGTTGATTAAACCTGTTAATCCTTTAACTGGAACGTTGATTGCTGCCATACATTACCTCTTATAACCCTTAAAAGGTTTTACTGGACTTTCTTTATTGATGGATGGTAACTCTATTGATTCTAAATCGCCACTGTTTATATCTTCCCATTCAGATCCAACTGCTTTATAAGCGGCTTTAAGCATGTTTGCTTCTTCTTCGGTATATGGGAAAGCCACATTGTTTGTGCCAGCCCAACTTTCAGAATCTAATTCTAATTGTTCATTTGCACTTTCACCGCTAGCAGATGCAATAGCCATCATTACCCGATTTAATTCGTATACTCTGTCTCTGCCTTCTACATCTTGGAATTTGTGTAAGCCGCGTGTCGGATAACGATATCTTTTAGATATATAGCCTTTACTATTATCTTCTGTTAAAAATTCTTTTGCTCTCATTATGGAGTTTCTTCTGTTGTAACTTGTACATTATTTTCTGTAGACAGAACAGAGTCTACATAACCATCTAATGCAATAGGCAAGCCCTCAGGACCGGTGCCTTGGAACGCAACAGAATAATTTATAAAGTGATAAATTGATTGACTAGACACTACTGATGTATTAGGTGACACCAAAATTCTGACGTTGCCATTATGAATATCCATGTCATAATCGCTTACCACAGGATCTCCCCAATAAGTAGTACCGTAAGCATTAAACTTGACCGCTGTACTGTTTGCACTCAGTTGTGCATCTATTTTAATATCCTGTTGATTAATAGT